ATATTAGAAAGGCTACGATTGGAGGGATGGAAACATGCTTATGCTATACCTCCTAGTAGCAAGGAAGAGAAGTGGGAAAAGATGTTTGGATTTAAAGATACAGGTATAGAAGTTAGTTGTTACAAACTAATGATATTGGAGTTGTAATGGGAAAGCTTATAGGTGGACTTCTCACTAAAAAGAAAAAGAAGAAACTACAGGGTCAGATTAATCAAGAGTACAGAAACTCTGCGGGTGCTCAGGTAGAGAGCCAAAGAATAGATCAACTACGTGCTAACTTTGGTAGTAGGCAAGAGAAGATACAACAGCTTAGAGAAGGTAGAATCCGTAGGGCACAAGTGCTTGCTGGTGCTGCTAATGCTGGTGTTGCTCAAAGCTCTTCTGCTAAACAAGGGTATGGTAGTGCTGAAACATCTGCCTTTGCTAATTTAGGCAATCTCAATGCTATTGAAAGCTATTCAGAGGCGATTAGTAAGAAGAATGAAGAATATATGCGTAGTCAAGGTAATCTAGCTGTATTAGGTGCTAAAGTACAAACACAGAATGAGAAAGCTGCATTCATTGGGGATATATTTGACACCGGGTTTGCCATTGCCACTCTACCCTTTGGTGGAGGTGTGGGACTTGCAGCAAAAGCTGCGGGTGGTTTTAATCTAGTAGGTACACAATCTCCAGCCCCAATCACTTCTTTAACAGGTTAATATGCAACCAACAGATGATTTTGATATGCCAGCACCACCTGTTAACAAACAGCTAGTGCCAGAAGCTAAAGCTAAAGAGATGGCATTCTATGGTGCTAACATTGCTGGTGAAGGTATTTCCGCAGCACAGCAAATGAATGCTAAAGCTAGACAAGCTATTTCCGATTTCCATGAATCTACATACGATAGGATACATACAGACTTAAGACTACAGGGATCAAGTGAGGATCTACATAACCTCCACAAATCTGTAATTAGTGAGGAAGAAGACCAGAACCGTCAAGCTATCACTGGTGTTATATCAGATCCCACATTAGATAGTGATACAAAGATTGGTGCTATCCAGAAGTACAATGCAAGACCAACCTACACAAGCTTAAGGGATAGATATTTACTAAAAGCTGCTGTTGAAGACCATTCTAGTAATGAAGAAGATAGAAGTAGTCATGATGAATTACTAAACTATTTTGAAGATAGTAAACGTAAACAGGCAGAACTTCAAATGCTCATTAGTGGAGCTGCTAAAAATCTAAATCCTGAAGGTACATTCTCAGAAGCATTGGGTAGTATCGTAGGTGGTGTTGCGCGTGATGCTATTATTCCTGGAGCATATGCAGGTGCCACATTAGCTGCTTTAAGAATGGCAGGTAAGGACACAGGCTTAGTGAAAGGTATGTTGTTACACGGTAGTACAGTTAAAGATATTGGCAAAGAATATGATGCTATGTCTGATGACCAGAAGCTTGAGTTTGCTAAAGCTGTATTACCAGCCATTGCTAAGATTCCAGGTACAGATTGGAATAAGTATGAGCTAATGAATAACTTCTTTGAAACTCCTGATATGCACTGGGGTTGGGAAACCTTTGATAATTTAGTGTCTGTTATAGACAGTCTTGTAATTGGTAAAGTGGTTACAGCCCCAATTAAGACAGTGACAAATGCTGTAAAGTGGTTCATGCCTAGTAGTGGCATACGTAACTTCCTGTCTTTAAATTCAGGAGCCAAAACTGCTAGTGAATTAGGTGGGCGTATAGATCCTACATTGAAAGCAACAGACCAGGAAGCAGTGGATGCTGTCAAGTATGTGTACACTCCTAAAGTACCGCCTAATAGTGTGTTAGGCTCTCTTAGTAAGATCAATCCACAGAAGGCTGAGAAAGCTCGTGTAGAGGCTCTGTTAGACGACTCTGGTAAACTAGCCGATAGTATGGGCACAAGCAGGGGTGAAATACTCGCTGATGCTCTTCCTGCATGGGTTAAGAACGTTGATGATGTACATCCAGATATAGCTGAGAAACTAAGAGCTAATGATAAGTATTTTAATGATGTTCTAAACGAGAATGTTGTAGATCCTAATTTTGTTGACATTGTACAACGCAATACAGACAAGGATATTATCTACCAAGCATTTAAAGAAGCTAGAGGTGGTCATTACCAACAATCTAACAGCACTATGGTGGATAGTCTTACAGACATCTCAGGAAGTGCTTTGTTTGGCCGTAACAGTTCTTTTGGATGGAGTAAAGCAGAAGATGCACAACAGGCTCTAAGGGATATTCAGGAAAGCATTCCTCCTTTGGATAAAGCGAATGCTAAAGTTATTAATAGGAATAACCAATATTATGTCCAATATGACTATGCAAAACAATATGACCCCTTCACAGAATTCGCAATGGGATCTCAATCTGTATCTGCTAATGTATATCCTATACCTTTTAGTGATTTTGCAATTAACGCTGACAGACTGGCACGTAGTACAGTAGGCAGAGCATTATTTCCCCCTACCACAATGTATGATCCTTGGATTGCTAAAGCAGCAGCAGGAGTCACCATGCGTAGTTCTAAGATTGAAAGTGATTTCATCCGTATTATTAAGGATGATATTCTGTCTGTCCCACACAAGAAAGAACTAGGGGCTGAATTACGTCTTGTACAAGAAACTCAAGAGTGGAAAGGCTATAAGGATTTAGCTGCTAGTAATGCCCATTTGAATGATTCTCAGATGAAAGAACTATATAGTGGGTATGTAAACTATCGAAGACTAACAGATTATCAATATGAATGGGCTAATGTTGCTGACAGAAAAGTGAGGGTTGCTCAGAACCAAGAAGCTATTTACAAAACAGATGGAACCCATGTAGGGTATGGAAGCAGAGTATCTGGAACAGAACTTGAGAAAGTCAAGTATGTTTGGGATATGGATACTGACGCTCCTATTAAACTCATCAGAGATGCCAAAGGAGATTTGGTATTAGATGGACGTACTGTTATCAAGATGGATGGTGGTGTTAATAAATCTGCTGATGATATTGTAGATATCCAAGACAACTTTAAAACCTTATCCCAAGACAACATATTTGAATATGCTATTATAGGAAACAAGACAGAACTACGACCACTACCCCATAGAACCCTGTCAAGAATTGAAGGATATATTCCAAGACAGAACATTGAAAGTTGGTATGTCAAGAAGATTCCTAAAGTGGTTCGTAAGAATGGAGATGAATTAGTTACAGACTTAGGAACGCTAAGAGGATATAACAAAACAGTAGGTGCCGAATGGAGTGCTGAAGGAGCTAATAAACTTAAAGCTAGATTTGAAAAGGAACATCCTAATTACACGTTTGAAGTAGCTAGAGATAGGAATGATAGTGCTTCTTCTATTGTAGCTGATTACAAAGTGTTCCAAGGCATGTTAGAGCATTCTAAAAAGCGTGGAGATAGATTACCAACCCTAGATGGTAAAGCACGTCTGGAAGACCCATTAGAAGCTCTCTCAGGAGCTATTCGTGCATCTGTTCGTATGGGAATGTGGAGTGACTATCAAGAAGTATTCCAGAAAAACTATAAAGCTGCTTTTAAGGATTATATAAACCAAGGTCAATTTCCTAACGTAGTTACAGATTTAATACGTCCTAAAGTAGAGAGTGCTGAAGAACTAGCTAAATTCCAAGCAGCACAGCAGCTATTCAAACAATATGCTAACCAGCAATATAAAATCACTATGGGTGATGATGTTTGGAAAGCTATGTTTCATGGTATAGGCGATGTATTAGAGAAAACCAATATACGTGGATTGTCAGAAGGTGCTAGAGATATAGCAGGGACAGGTAATGTATTAACCAAGCTACCTAAAACACTAGGTAGTGTGTTGTTTCTACATTTAAACCCACCAAGACAATGGCTTGTACAAACACAGCAATTGGTGGAACTCTCAGCAATGAATCCTTCCTTTACTAGACACATAAACACTATTCCAGGAATAGGGTTGGCTCTGTTGTCAAGGGCTAGTTACTTTGGTAAGCATCAAGGTGGTGTGTATAAAGCTGCTCAGGTAATGAGTGGTATGCCAGCTAAAGAGTTTGATGATGTGTTTAACGCTATCTACAAGAGTGGACTTCCACAGTCTGTTGATTTAAACATGATGCTTCATGGCATGTATGACGATATGAAGTTTGCTATGGATAAGTCTGTAGGAAGAGAAGCATTTGATAGAGTGTCTAATGTTGTTAAAACTCCTGGGGTGCTAGGAAAGATGGTGGGATACACCCCTGCTGAATTGAGCAACACTGTGGGTGTATGGCTGTTCTCTAGAGATAGATGGATTAAGAACAATCCTGGTAAAGATTGGAATACTCCACAGAACATTGCTAGAATATCTGGAGATGCTTGGGATATGACAAACAGCATGGCTACTCGTGCTGGTTCTATGCCTTACCAAGACGGATTTATGTCTTTGTTCTTACAGTTTGCTGCTGCTCCACATAAAAGCTTGATGACCTTGTTTAGTGGTAAAACATTAACAAAGAATGAACGTGGTAAGCTTATAGCTGCTAGAATGTCCATATGGGGTGTCTACGGAACAGCATTTGGTGGGTTGCTAGATAAGATGGTAACCAGCATTACAGATCCAGAATTTCAAGCTAAATGGCATGAATATAAAGGTGGGTTGTTAGATGTTGTAGCTAACAAACTGCTAATGGAATTATTCCGTGCCGATGGTGAGAAGGAAAGTACCTTAGCTGTATCTGGCAGCATGACCCCATTACCAAGTAGCCATCCTTATATTCAAGTAGTTCAGGAGATGTCCAAGGCATTAGACGGTCAGCCTACAAACCCTAGATTTGCCTTCACTGGATCTATGGGTAGTTTATATGAAGCTGCTACAGACATTAAGAATTTATTCACTGCTAATGAGTTTAATACAGAAGATTCCTTGAAGATGTTAGGCAGAGAATTGGCTGAATCTGCCAGTGGTTATAACAACTTTGCTAAAGCCATGATGGTGAAGGAGTACCAAAACAAAGTAGATAAGGTTGGTAGAAGTGCTGGATTGGAATTGATCGGTACAGATGCCATAGCACAGATGTTTGGCGTTGTCACCAGAGAAGAGCTAATGAGCTACACGATGTCTAATGCTAGATATGAAGAGGAAGCTTTTGTAAAGCAACGTGTAAAAGAACTTGATGATTTCATGCGTAAGAATCAACAGAATTACAAAACTGAAGATTGGAATGAATACATCACTAGATTCCGTAACATGAATGCTCTTACCCCTCCACATCTACAGGAACGTGTCGAGGATGAGTTTCATTCTTTACAAGCAAGACAACTCAAGAGTGGTAAAGAGAGTAACTTCGCTTACATATTGAATAACATACGTCAAGCTAACGGTGCTAAACTAAATGAAATGATTGGATATTTAATGGCTTCTAAAGATAAAGAATCTCAAGAACTATTACAAATGTTGAAGAATGAAGGCTACATAGAGGACAATAAATAATGGCATTCCTTAATGCAGGTGCAAGTGCTACTACCCCAGGTAACCCAGATCCTAGATTTGCTCTACACACCCGCGAGGGTGTGGCAGATAGAACAGGTCTTGGGGATGAAATGACAAGGCAGATGAACTACCAAATAGGTAGTAGTGCTGTTCAAGCTGCTGGTGAAGTAATAACGGCTGGTTACAAGGGTTATAACATAGCTCAATTAGAAAAGCAGATCAATGATGAAGCTGTTAAACCTTTTCTACAAGGTATAGATCCTGAGTTTCAATCTCAGAGGGATAAAACTGTAGCAGAGAGTCAAGGTATGCTAAGTGGGTATTCCAAACAGAAGGAAGGGATATTCCAGAATATGATGGATAACGATGTAGATCCTATTCAATCCCTAAGTGAGATGGAGCCTGGGGTACAAAAAGAAAGTCAAAAACTAAAGGCAGCTTTAGGACAAGGTAGGATGACTCAGGCTGAATTTGAATTACGTTTGCGTAAGGTTACTAGAGAAGCTATTAATAGAAACCCAGGACTCACACAGGAACTATTGGCCCATGCTCAATTAGTAGAGCATCAATCTGGTATACGCCAAATTAAAGACCCTGCCCAAGCATTGGATAAAGCTGAAGCTAAACAAGCAGAGGCTAGGAATAAACTATTTATCTCTCAGGCCAAAGCTGTCGGTGTGTACATAGATCCTAATAGAATGGACGATCCAAACTACCAAGCACTAATGGCTCCACAAGTACAACAAGCCCATCAGGACATCTCTAATTATAATGAAACTAAAAGGATGAAAGCTGACGGAGAAATAGCTGAGAATTACACAGGTAAACAACGTGCCAGATTAGCACCGTCTGTTGTTCGTGGGGCCTATCACACAGCCATTGATAATTTTACTCAGGTGGCAGGAGAAGCTACTTCAGGTAATGAGGCAGCAAAGAAAGATGCTGTTCTTAACATGAAATTGTATAGGAATCAGGCTGTCTTGGATTTAGGTGAAGAATTACACAATCAAGGATTGCTACCTGGAGATGTAGACAGACATGTTAAGAGTTTCACAGATATGCTTGACTACACAATTGATAATGTTTCTCAAGATGTGTCTGGAGAACTGCTCTCTAAAACACTAGGTAATACTAGAAGTATTCTCACGTCTACACAAGAGAATAATGTGTTACGCAATCATGATGTTGCTGCTTGGAAACTAACATCCCTAATAGGGACTAATCCAGAGTTTGTGGCATTTCTAAGAAACAATCCTGAGATAGCTAAACAAACCCAAGCAAACTATAGCAATGTGCTAACAGGTATTCTAAATCAAGGTAGCTTGGACACTCTGTATGAGCGTAATCTAAACCCCAATATGTCAGATGCTGCTTGGCTAACATCACAAGCATTAAAATCTGGAAACAATGAAGCTGCCGGTAAAATCATTGACACGGCTAAACAACTCACTGTAGACTTTGCTGATAAAAACTTTGGTGCTAATGTTCAACAAAAAGTAGCAAGTCAGTGGGACATCATTCGAGAAATAGGTAAACTTAAAGATACAGAGAATGTATCATTATCCACACCAGATAAAGCTAGTTTCACAGCACTCACTGGAGATTTCCTCAACTATGCCGGTACAAGATTTAACAGAGAGATAACTAAGCTAGAAGAAGACCCAAACATAAATGTTATCACTAGATTTGGTAAAGATGGTAGGATGGTTATAGAAGCACATGGTGCACCTCCTGGTGTAGAAAGAGAACTAAATGTTAAATATGCCAATGCCTTCAATGATGCTGTTCAAGCATTTGCTGCTGTGCATAAAGATAGTTGGGCTTCAAGTAGTCAATCCATAATTAATAACTATGCTCAACAATGGCAATTCAACGATCCTGGTAATCCTTTAATTGATTTAGTAAAGGAAAAAAAAACATTAGGGCCAAGGGGACAGAATGAAAACAACCCTCTGAATCTTAAGTCTCCTGGTGAGAATAAATTCCAATCCTTTCAGAATAAGTCAGAAGGAATTAAAGCCTCCTACAGCCAGTTATTGAAATATCATGATGGTAGCAGTGCTAATACAGATAGACCCTTAGAGAGTCCTCAAGAGATGTTAAGGTTGTGGAACAATCAAGCAGAGAAGGGCAGTGCTACAGACAAACAATATGCTGCTAACGTGGCTAAATATTCAGGACTAGATGTTACAAAACCAATAGATAGAAATGATACAGATAGTTGGGTGGATTTAATCTATGGAATGTCTATAGCTGAAGGTAGTAAAGGACTCACTAGGAAAGAAATTCGTTTAGCATTGAAGGAGTAGTTATGGACTTAAACAGCATAGTGTTATCTGTAGCGGGGTTTATAGCATCAATCATTGGGTTTTACGTCAAAGAACTATACGGAAGGGTAAAAGCTTTGGAAAAGGATATGGCAGATCATAGGGTGGAGGATGTTGAGAAGTATGTACAGCATCGTGATTTAATGGTGTTGAAGAATGACATAAAAGAAATATTAGCACCATTAGCTTCTAAAATGGAGAATATAGAAAATCATTTACGTGAAAGGAGGCATGACGACCGCTAGAATTGGGTAGGAGAGGATAGTCGATACCTTCCTATCAACACCTCTCCAATAGTCTTCAAAAGCTCTTTAAACCCTCTTGATGTGCTACTAACACTTGAAACATTACATCTCTTATTGAGAATCCATTATAAGTACCATAAGCAGTGATTAATTCATATCCTCCATATAAATCCCCACTGAGAGAATGTTCATTACTCTCTAACCAATCCCACATCTCTGTATCTGTGTACATCATCCCTCCTCTAGCTCTATAGCTCGTTTAATAGCTTGTTCTGCTTCTTTTAAGTCTTGTAAAGCGTCTTTACTTCCTCGTTGTCCTGGCATAAGTAGTTTCTTTATAGCATGTTGTGTTGCTGGACATGTTACTTCCCAAGCATTTAAAACGTCATACACATCTACTTCTACACCATGTATGGTGCGTATATATTTGTTTGTATCTTCTAATTGCTCTACATATTCTAAACCTATGTATGCTCCAGGATCACCACCACAAAGATCGTAGAAACATTTTCCAGAAATTAATTTAAATTTAGGTTCATTACTTCCATCATCATAGAATAGAGATACAATACTCCCTTTGGTGAATGTAGTTTCTTTTAACACTACAAACTCATCTCCTACCTTATATCCTAATTCTTCTGCTGGTGTCATAGTCTTTTCCTCTATTAATGGCTCAAAACAAGATGTATATTCATATACATACTGATCTTCTGGATAAACCAATTTAAATCTTGGACATGTTGAGCCGTCATCTTTGTCTAACTCAACAATATCACCCTCGCTTAAGCTGTCTTCCTTTATACATATAAATCTATCACCTACTTTCCATCCCAATTCTTCACATGTTTTCATTTAAATCTCCGATATTCATTAAATAATTTCATTGTTTCTGGAAGCTGTGCGTTCAGTAATTCATAGACAGCATTAGCATATGTCCTAGCTTCTATTTGGGCATGATCCCCCATCCGTAATGATAGGAAGTGCATAATGTTATGTAAGTCTTGTTTCCACAACCAATGTGTGTAATGATTAAGATGTAAAAACATTCTAGCATGTTCTGGTGCAACCCCCTCAGACAACCAACGTTGATACTTAGTATAAGAACTAGAGCATTGTATATGTAAATCTAGTTTAAAAGCACTTTGTACAGCAGTACTTAAATTATCTTCTTGTCCTTGTTTATTACTCTTAGCCTTACCTCCAACAACATCAGGTACATACCATTCAGCGGGTAGCACTACATATCTACCAGATACTTCATTAATACTAACCGTGCGATGGCGTACAAATTGCCTAGCTACAAATATTGGCATCTTCATCTCTAGCCACACTTCTACCATTTCAAATGGACTGGTGTGCCAATTCTTCATTAAATATTTTGACAGCCTTAAATCATCTTCTTTTGTACGACCTTCATCTATATTATCAAAGGACATTCTAGCAGCATTAGGGGGATCTACATCATCTGCATCATATTCTAAGGTTGTTCTCCTCGTAGGGCCTGATAGATTTCGTAATGTAACAAATCCATGATCTAACACTTTTATAGTGCTCATTGTTCATCTCCTACAAAATCCATACCACTAAATATCCCACCAACAGTGAATGTTACTTCTATTCCAGGCATATCTGGATAGCTAAACTTCAATGTTAATGAATCTGTGAATAAATCCATCCCTTCTTCCTGAGCCATCAATGCTATCTCGTCTACAATGGGTCTTAGTATTTGTTTTTTATTCATGAGCATCCACTATTGGTTTATCTACACGTTGTTCATGTAAACTTCTGCAAGTATCTAACACCCCCGAAAGGTAATACCATTCCCCACCATTAGCTGAGGTCATTTGTCCCAGTAGATTGCGCCTGTCCATTGTTGTATGCCACAGCTTTTGAAAACTCTCATCATTTATTATCATTCTTTTTCCTTTTACCCGCTTCTGCTATTTCTTCTAAAGTTCTGAAACAACTACCACAACATTGTAATTCTTTGTCGTAGTAGCATTCCAGAATACAACTAGACTTCACATTGTCCTGCGACACAGGCCAGGGTTTGACTTCCTTCTGTAACATCTCTTTCCTCTATCATCTGTGTAAAATCCACAACACTAGGAATTAATGATAGCATAGCTTCATACTCTTGTCTAGTACAATCTTCGTAAGGAGCTTGCACATATGTATGATCTGAGAATGGCAAGAAACTAACACCACTTAGTTCATCAAAATACTTCCACACCCAAGCTATAACATCAGGCCATTCCTCATCTTTCACTGAAATAGTAACAGAAGGTTTATGTTCACACCAATGGCGTTGGTAGATAAGCCATAACTCAAGTTGTTCAATTGCGGTTCTATCTGTCCTACAAACTGCTCCTTCTGGAGATTTGAAAGGAAAGCTAAACACTGCTGTTGTATCACTAGCACGCACATCATCTTCTACCACCATTCCTTTATCTTTAAGAAACACATACATGGGATCTTTCTTATCCATCCTTATTCGTCTAATATAATAGGGATTATGACGGGCATGAATACCAGAAGCGCTATTGACAAGTTGTGATACTGTACCGCTAGGCTTGACACAAGTAATAGCAGCAGACTTAGGTATACCAAGCATATTTGACCAAAGCTCATTTGTTTCCCTCGCATGTCTCCGCAGTACCTTTAGTATGGACTCTAATTTAAGAAATTTAGAACTAGTCTCCATATCGAAGCTACCATTTAACTTAGGATGATCCATAATTCCTGTAAGGGATACACCAAGCAATCGTTCCTCTTCTGTATTCTTCTTCCACTCACTACTGAGATACTTAAAATCTGTAAGAGTAGATTGTATAGTACCTAATATTGTAGCTAGTTCCACCTTACGTTTTAATGTATCATAAGTATCTGATTCTCTTACAATTACCTCACAAAGATTGCAAAATTGTTTATCTCTTAGAATAATTTCAGAACAAGGATTGGTTCCATATTCTATCTCCGTACTACGTCTATTCCATTTAGCTGCTTGGTCTTTAGCAGCTTTTTTATTATAAATACCCCGTTCACCACTCTTACTTTCTATGAGAGCAGTCATTTCCCTCATATATGTTTCTAAATCTGGTTTCTCTGTGTACGCTATGCTGTTATTAGCAAGAGCGTATTCGGGGTTGTTTTCCCACCAAGAGCCGGATTTAGCATGACGCATTCTATCATCAGATAAGTTAGACAGGGAAATGAGAGCAGAGCGACGAACACCACCCACCACGACAACCTGTGCAATTTTGCAGACAATACCATGTACCTCAATGCTAGTGAGCTTGCGTAAATTTGCACCCCCAAACACATTGTTAATATAAGTGAAAAGATCATTTAATGGTTCAGGGCCAGACGCCCTTCCTCCGAAAGTTTTTAATGGACTACCTGCTTCCCGAACCTTAGACAAATCCCAGGTGATGTCCTGAGTACCGTTATAGAGTTCGACAATAAGTATGCGTAAAGCTGATGCCCATCCATATTTGGAATCTGCAACAAGTATTTGATTTGTTGTTCTATCATAAGTCGATAATTCATCAGAAGACACTCCTGGGAAGTTCTTATCATTATGCTCATATATATTACGGGGTAGTTTATGACCGACTGTAGGGAGATTAGCAATTACTTGTCGTTCACAACTAAACCCCACACCAGTTCCACATAGCAGAATATACATCACTTCATCAAAGCAAATGGGAGATGATATACAAATAGCTACGGGTGTTTCTAGTCCTGCCTCTTTCATCTCATCTGTGAGAACATGTAACTTATCTCCAGATCCATTCATTTCTCTAAAGCTACAATTATAAGCTGCTACATTATCCCTATCACAAGCAATGCCAGCACTCATTAAAAGCCTCATACTCGGCATTACTTCTAGATTTAATATAGCTTCTTCTAAATCATCTATAACCCCATCTACCACTGGGCCAGCTTTTAATTGAATATACCGGCATAGACGATTCACTGTCTCTTCCCATGTTTCTCTACGTTTCACATCCTCTTGATAACGTGAATATCTTGAAAGATGTATAATACTTTGGTATACACTTGGTAATGCTTTTGTACTGTTTTTAGTCATAAAAACTATCCCACCCTTAAATAATCTTCTTGTTCTACTCTGATAATATCTAAATAATTAAACCTTTTTACTGTTTCATTATCTGGTAACTCTAGAAACAAATCAAAAGCTTGTTTCTTCCCTAAGTAAAGCACAGAAGCATACCTCCCCATCTTAATATAAAACCTCAATTCCTCATCTAGTATTTTATCAATAATAGTGCGTTCTTTAAACATATAAGGAACATTCCATAGATTAATTGGAGGGAAGTTTAATTTAGGCCACATCAGGCACCTCATCTGATTTTGGTACAAATCCACACCCTTCTTCTTTAAATTCTCCCACAGCTAGTGGAAAATCTGAACCTCCCCACCACTGCTTAGCATACTCTCTATCTTGTTCTGTAAATGCTCTATTACAATTATGGTTAACACATTCAAGCCTAAGATATGAGCTACACCAAGACTTATCTCTATAACAAAGCATTAGTCCTCCAATTGGTTTAATATTTGTTCATATTTATCTTCTATCTTGTCTGAGAATCTTTCCACTAAATCTTCTGTTGAAATTTCTAATAATTCCATAACATCAATCTCAGATAGATTCTCTGTCATTTTATCTTTTAGTTCTTGTAATGTTAACATTATTTTTTAACCTTCCACACTTTGGTTTCTTCCCAAGTTATTTCTCTCCCAGTAAATTCATCAAACCCTACCACCCACTCTACAGGGACAGTCCCATCCTTATCTGTGTAGTATTTACCTGTGTTAGACTCAACTCTTTTAAGTTTTATACCGTCTTTAGTTCTCATAATTTATCCTCATATTCCTCTGTAGCAATGATAAAATCTCTCACCAATTTACTTCTAACTATGTCATCAATTCCAAATTCATGGAACTCAACACCATTCATTAATGATAGCACAGAAAGAAACTTATGTAAACCACTATCTCGTAAATCACTCTGTCGATAATCCCCACAGAATATTATCTTACTGTCCTCTCCCACACGAGTCATAACACTATATAATTCTTGATAGTTTAGATTCTGTATCTCATCTACCACAATAATAGCATTATCAAATGTAACACCTCTGATAAAGGATGTCAAGGCAAAGTTTAATTTATGCTGTTCTTTGAGTCTTTCGTAAGCATTACTCTTACGAAATAGAGCATCAAACATCTCTACATAGGGTATTTCATACACAGCACCCTTTTCATCTAAATCACCAGGTAATGCCCCAATATCCCTAGCAGCAACAGCACTGCGAAGTATTATCAGTTTCTTGTATTTAGTTTTCATCTCTAGCACCTCTTCTAATGCTTTGTATATTGAGATGAATGTTTTCCCAGTACCTGCAACACCGTGTAGCACATGCACATGTTTTCTTGACCAATGATTAAAGAACCCAGATTGTACATCCGTCATAGGTTCAATGCGATATAAATCATCCAATCTTATTGTTAAACTTCCTTCTGGTTTATTTGCCACAATTATCCTTTAGGTTTTAATTTTCTTGTCATGGTAACATCCCAAATACCATAGTTTGTGGGGTCTTCTTGGTAGTTCTTATATTCTACTGGTATTCCTTTAAAGATAGTATTTATTGTGTTAAGTACATCTTTACTAGGCATAACCCCAAATAATGAATATGGATGGGTTTTTATATACTCTTCATCCAGATTAAGTATGTTTGGCAAATCTGTTTCCAACCACACCTTAGACACCCCATTAAACTGAGCTACTCTAATCTTGGTTATGTTTATTTGCATATTTACTCTTTAGGTAATTTAAACTAACAAACATTTCATCGAACACCCCATCAACTACTTCATTTAACACCACAATTCCTCTCCAGTGTTCGTTAGTTTGGTGATTGAGATAACTCTCGTTGTGCTCATAACAGCTTCCTGCAATTATAGAAGTAATTTGTCTACCATCCCCCCTATGGGAATAAGCTACATCCCTCCCCTGTTGATGACCGACTACACAAGACATGTGCTTTTTTTGTCAACAACATCCTAGCAGTGGTTATTGGCCTGCCCATTACACCAGAACAAAGATAATGTGAAAAGCATATTCCTTCTATTACAACGGGCTGTAAGAATGGGAATACCTCCCAATAAATTTCATATTTCAAATCTGTTAGAGAAATTAAACCATCTAACTTACGATCATTTTCCACTGCTCTGGATATCCTATGCTCATGATTTCCTAATGTTAACACCATCTTAGGATTCCACTGCTTCTTCTTGTTTATCTCTAATCTAACCCTTTCTTTTATTATGGGGATCATCAGATAGTCCATTGCTTCCTTAGTGGCAGCTATGTCTGCTGCATAGCTTCTCCCCTCAAAAGACTTCTTACCTACATCATAAGAACTAAGGCTTTCCATATCAGCAAAATCACCAATCTGTATGATGACATCCGGCTTCTTATCTGCTATGTATTTACCTATCCAAGACAAGAATGTAAAATCCTGTCCTGGGGCACATTGGGTATCAGGAATGCAGATTATACGCATTCTGTATTATACACCTGTTCAAGAGCATACCAGATATCACAAACATCACAGGACTCTTCCCCATCTGTATACTTCTCAATAGTCCTCACAGACATCTTATCTAATAGTTTATATAAAGACTCAGCTTGCTTACCGGATATAATAATCTTTGTTTCACCTTTACTTGTTTCTTTGGTTTTAATCATTTTATTTTCCTATGTCTTCTTAAAGACCATCTATAGCCTATAATTATTTCTTCTGGTTTGTGTATACTATTAAGAAACTTTCTGTCCTCCTCACTAAGCCGTAAACCCACCCATACTAGGAACTTGTTCCACATTTTCTGTCCTTCCGCTCTTGTGTGCTCTTAACATTATGGCAACTTCCACATAAAACTTGCAGCTTCTCTATAGAACAAAACATACGCTCTATGTACTCATCCCATGTAGTAAATCCTATTCCGACAGGAATCACAGGCTCTATGTGATCTACCACAACTCCCTTAGCTGTAAATTCCTCATTACAGCCTACACATTTGTAATGCTGTGCCATCCTACCAGTTTTAACATTAATCTTCTTCTCTGTCTTAGCTGCCCGTAAAGCATCATTTCTAGGGGGATAGCGCATCGTGCCTCGACGTAGGAGAGACACTATCCACCCTTTGAATTTAGCGTCTGTCCAAGATGGTATTGGAGACTTCATGGTACACTACTGTGTACACCTTCTATACCAGCACCAACGGAATACTCAGGATACTCCTGTTTAAACTTATTAACCTTAATCATTATATCATTAATGTCCACACCACTGAACACCATACTACTTTTACCCCTATGCTTTCCGTCTGATGCCTTATAAAATAATGCAAATGTATAATCCATTATTATCGAAACCTCTTTTTAAATTCATATAATCCTGCATCAGCAGCTTCTGCATATTTGAGGGTGGAAGTTCGTGTTATGGCGTGCCAATTGACAAATGCTTTATACATCTCTAGCCACACAACTTCATCAGATAATGACAACACTTTTGGTGTTGTATCTGCTATCTTATTTACTGCGTCTAAATATTCTCTTGTAACATCATCCATTTATTTCTCTCCGTATTGAATATGTAATGCCAAGTTCTCTCCAAATATATAACAAATCGCAGTTCTTTAGGAACCGCTGGATTTCGGTTTCTTCTGTAGCATCATCATCCATCCAAGCTCTATTTACATATGCTGCCTGGACAGCATTATATAACTCTTCTTCTGTTTGGCACGCTTCCAGTATTTTCTCAGCTTTCTTAGGGCCAATTCCATGTACACCTTTGATGTTATCTGCTGTATCCCCAGTAAGAGCCTGTGTGAATAGATTACGCCATCCAGTTTCTTCATCTATGTTATGATATAAACCAGGACGTACAATCTCACCCTTGCGTACTATAGGCCATTGGTAGTGCCTTCCTGGAATTTGTAATAGGTCTTTATCTATACCACAGATAATAGTGCTACCATCAGAACACTGATGAATACCACAAGCATCGTCAGCTTCGTATCCGTTACATTCTATAGCACCCCAAACTTCTATTAAATGTAGCCTTAAAGCTTCTCTCCATTTAGGAGTGGGCTTATCAGCCCTATGTAATTTATAAGAGGGATCAATCTCCTTTCGGAAATTCCCCTCCCCAGATACAAACAATTTATATTCAGAACACCCACTACCCTCAAGAATGTGATTGATGTTATAATCTAGCCTAGATTTAGCTATGGGCAGATCAACATCCTCTGATACTAAAGCTGTGGCGAAAATTGGGGTGTCAGAATCTATAAGAGCTATCATTAGAATACAGTGGTTACAATGTCTTCTGGTACATCATAAGCCATAGCTATGTGTTTATGATTGTCATCTTTTATTTCTAAATTATAGAGAATTTCTCCTAAACTATTCTGGCGCATTGATGACACAAAGGCATATACAGCTACAGGTTCACCCACATTATATTTGTTTTCCATCTTCTTTCACCTTACATAAAATTTCAGTTTCTAAAAACACTTCATCATTCAGGAAGTAATATATAATGGTTCTACCATCCATACTAGTTACATTTATAACACAAGTAACTTCCTCATTGGTAATAACTCTATCACCAATGTCATATTTAGTTTGTACAAACATTATAAATTCACCAATATTGAAACATTGTTCAGTGTAAGAGCTACAGCATACTTCTTTGTTGGAGTAAAATCACTTCTCATCCAACCCTCATACAGCTCTTCATTAGTTTTCTTTCTAGTTTTGAATATAAACATGGTTAGTATGGGATGTCATCATCCAAATCTTCAAATGGGTCTAATTTAGCTTTTTCTGCTTCCATAACTCCAGGCACTGCATAGCCCATCACCCATGTCTCAAAAAACTCAGCCAAATCTACAATTTCCTTTGCTGAGGGCTTCTCCTTGCGTAATTCTATTAGTTTTAATGCTGCTGTTATACTGCTTTGCCGTACAATGTATTTCTGTGTTTGAGCACGTTCTTCTTTTGTAGCATATGTACTGCCACTAGATGTTGTGGTGGGTTTAACTCCCATAGCCATATCTGGTTGTTTAACACTAGTTGTGGCTTCCCCCTTAAATATACTCTTAGGATTCCAGAAGTCTCCCTCTTTTTCCATTTCCATAGTGAATGTGTCACCAGCTTTAAGCTCTTTGAGACCATTAGCCAGAGGTGCTGCGTATTTCAAGCTGTTCATGTGCTTCTGGATGGTTTTAACTTCCCCGTCTGCTTGTTCATACACTAGCTTCCAGCCTTTGTATGTTCCACCATCTTTCTTTTTAACATCAACATCAATTGCCACTTGTATTACTTTTCCTGTTATATTCATTCGATTTCCTTGTTTAATAAATTATGTACATCTAGTAAGTAGATGTCTTGTAAATCAGTCCAATTATAATTGAACTCCCTAAGCATTTTACCACGAGACACCTTGTTGGATTTTCCAATTAAATACCTGATGGCCATAGCTTGCTCTTCAGTTATTACTAATTTAATATTCCCTTTACCTGTTCTTTTAATTTTCATATTAATTCCTTATACTTAACCAAGCACTCAATCGTAATAATGCACTTCTATCTGTGCACGTTTATATAGTTCCTCATAGTCTAATTCCATTCTTCTAGCTCCAACATATTATGACCGACTAAAATTTCTACACTTGTCTTTAAATCCCAATTCACTTTAAATATTCTACTAATATTTGTAGGTAAATCTTCAAATACTCCCAATGTCAAGTCCACAACCTTACTAACCTCCTGTTTCTCCACATCAAAGCAGATGCTATCATGCACTGTGTTAATCAACATTCCACGTATATTAGCACGTTTCCACCTCTTATGCAAGCTCACTCTTGCAATACTTACAACATCAGCACCAAGTCCTTGTACGGGATAATTCTTTACTTGGGTAGTAGGCACTTTAAAGCTACCATACTGCATTAAATCCCATTCATACGTTCGCCCTGTAAACATCTCTAATCTGGATGTCTTAGACACTTCTCTTATGATTTTCTCATGCCATGCTGCAATACCTGTGTACTTGGAGTAGTACTTCTCAATGATCTTTCTCCAATACTTTGGATCTTTGGAGATAAAATTCATCTCAGGATCATTAGCAAATCCATATTCCATAGCTCCGTATAAACCTTATGTTAGCTACATATTCCTATGCAGAGCAGACTATATCATCCTCCAGTATTGGAGGGGATGCGCTTCGTGTCGTTGTCAACACTACTCCTTTCGGATAGTCGTTACACCTTCAAAAGCTTTCCAACATTCGTGCT